CGGTCCTTTCCCTGGAGCGCATTGAGGCATGAATAACCTTTCACTCGCCGTTAGCGCGGACGTCACGGACCTCGTGACTAAAAGCGCCATCGCGAAGGCCGAGGTGCGCGCGCTCACCAGTGAGATGAACAACCTCGCAAAGGCGAGCGCCGCCGGGATGGGCCCGGAAGTGGCACCCGCACTCCAGCAGGTCGCGGGGGAGTTGGTTCGCGCGAAGTCAGAAGCCGCCGCACTGTCCGCCGAGATGAAGGAGATGCAGGGCGCCTCGGTAAACGTTGGTGAGGCCGTGGAGGAGATGGGCGCCAAAATGACGAGGGCGATGCAGTTCGCCGGTATCGCCCTGGCAACTGAGGGGTTTCGCATGTTGAGCGAGACCATTGAGCAAGTGGGCGAGAAGGCCCAGCAGATCCTCACATCGGCCGATGTGCTCGATGTGACCGGGGATCAGTTCCAGGCCATGCAGCACGCCGCCGAGGATGCCGGGGTGGGTGTAGACGTCCTGACCCGCGCGGCCGAGAAGATGAATGTGACGCTGTTTGAGGCCCGCCAGGGCGCCGGCGCGGCGATCGAGAAACTGCTCAACCTGGGCGTCACCACGAGTCAGATCAACGATCCGACTTTCAAGCTCAACGATCTGCTGCAGACGTTGCACGACCGATTGACTGACACCTCCACGTCACAGCAGACCATGATCCAGCTCACGGCAGACCTGGGTAACCGCGCGGCCCTGGCGGCGGAGGCGCTTAAGACGTACGACGGCAGCGCTGAGGGCGTCGCCGAGGTGATGCGAGCGATCAACGGCACGACCGAGGAGCAGAACAAGGAGTTGTCCGAGGCCAAGGCGCGTTTCCACGAGTTGGGCGAAGAGGCGCATAACGCCGGCGCAAAACTCGAGATTTTTTTCAGCCACATGCTGCCTCATGCGGACGTCGATGAGAGTTTCTACAAGCGCATGATCGACGAGGACCGCGCGGAGACCCAGAGGGCAGCGAACGAAGAGCAGGAGTTGAACAGGGTCACCACCAGGCAGGAGATGGAGAACGCCAAGGCGGGCGTCGAAGCCTACAAGCAGGGCACGCAAGAGAAGCTTGACCAACTGAAGATCTACGCGGCGGCAGCGGCGAAATATCTCGGCAGCGACTCGGCCGACATCGTGGTCAAAGCCAACCAGGCGATCATCGCAGAGCAGACCGCCGTCACCGAACACCAGCAGTCCGAACTGCAGAAACAGCGCGCGTTCATACAAGAATGGGGCGCCGAGTACGACCGGATCAGCAACGAGGTCAAGAGGACCCGCGAGCAGGACGAGTTAGAGATCGCCAAGGCAGTCGCCACGGAGGTCAAGGAGGAGAAGGCGCAGCTCGAGGAGTTGGTCAACTGGGCCGATAAGAATTACACCGAGCAGACCAACCGCAAGGCTGCCGGTCTCCGGGAGATGGCAGCCCTGGATCAGAAAGGGGCCAAAGAGGAGGTCTCTGCCTGGAAGGGCGTCGTCGGCGAGATCGAGAGCGCCGAGGGCACAATGGTCAGCAACATCCTGAGTAAGCGCAAGGGCCTCGGTCAATCGCTCCTCGCCCTCGGCTCGCAGCTCGTCACGAGCGAGATCAGCAACGATGTCCGGGCCGTGACGACCCAGATGGCGCTCCACAACACGGCCGCCGCACAACAAAAGGCGCTCGAACAGGGCGGCTTGCTCTACCACGCAGGGGTGGAACTGCAGAAGACGCTGGCGGTCGCGCGCAGCCAGACGGCGCAGACCGGCGCGACGGTCACTGGCAATACGGTGCGCACGACGTCAACCATGTCGGCCGCCGCTGCCTCGAAGGCCGCCTCATCTGAGGCGGGCAGCAAGACGGTGCTGCAAGACGCCGCCAAGGCGTTTTCCGGGACCTACGCGTCGGTCGCACAGATTCCGTACGTCGGTTGGATTCTGGCGCCCATCGCAGCATCGGCGTCGTACGCGGGTGTGGCGGCCTACGAGGGCCTCGCCTCCCTCGATACCGGTACCAACTACGTGCCACGCGATCAGCTCGCGCAGATCCATGAGGGTGAGGCGGTCATCCCCAAGCAGTACAACCCGGCGGCAAACCCCGCGATGGCGGCAGCCGGCGCCGGTTACAGTGAAGAACACAACTATCACGGCGACATCAACGTCAGCTCGTTCGACCCCGCGACTGCGCTGCGCATGCTGAGCCGTCCGGGCATGCGTAACGCCGTCGTGGCCTCCGCCATGAAATCACTCCGCCGGGGCGCGCGGTGAGTTCAATCGTCTATCCGACGCTCCCGGGCCTCAGTATCGAGGTCAGGCGTACATATGTCTGGAAGACATTTGTGCAGGAGGCGCTGTCTGGCAAACAGTCCACGTTAGCCATGCGCCAGTTTCCGCTCGTCAGCTACGAATTGACCTACAACTTACTGCGTGATACGGGCGCGCCCGGCTTCGGCGGCGGGACGTCGGAGATCAAGTCCATCGTCGGCCTGTTCAATCAGGTACAGGGCAGGTGGGACACATTCCTGTTTACCGATCCGGATTTCAACACGATCACGCCGGCTAACGCCTCCGCATACGGTACGTTTGGTACCGGCGATGGCTCGACACTGAGCTTCCAACTCGTCGCGCCCTATTGGAACGCCGGAGGCGCGGGGCGTTCTGAACTGATCCAGAATCTCAACGGCACGCCGATTCTCTATGACAACGGTGCGACGATCTCGAGTTCCAACTATTCGATCGGCGCAACGGGCATAGTGACTTTTGGCGCAGGTCACGCGCCGGCCGCCGGCCATACGCTCACGTGGTCGGGCAGTTGGTATTACCGATGTCGGTTCGACGAGGATGCGATCGTCTGGAAGAAGTTCATGAACCTTCTTTGGTCGGCGCAGGTGAAGTTTACGAGCGTGAAGTTGTGAAGGCTGCCACCACGCTGACTCAGAACATCCTGAGTTCGGGCCTTTATCAGACTGTCGAACTGTGGGACATCACGCTCGCGACCGGCCAAGTCTACCACTTCACCGGTGGTGACGTGCCGCTGAATGGCATCTCGGTAACCACAAAGCAGGGCACCCAAGGGCCATTCAACTATTCGACCGGCTTCACGATCGTCCGCGACAAGCTCACGCAGAAACTGGGGACCGAGGCGGGCAACCTCGAGGTGCTGTTCGCGCCCCAGTCGGATAACCCGGGAGGCGTCCCCACGATCGCCGGCTATCCGATCATGCAGGCCGCGCGCTACGGGTTCATGGCCGGCGCCCAGGTGCAGTTCAACAAGCTGTTCTTGAACCCGGCTGTCGGCGCAAACGCGAGCGCCGTGGGCTGGTTCGCCGGTCGCGTGCAGGATATCAAGGCGGGGCGCGCCACGGTCCACATGACCATCGACGACTTCCTGGCGTACCTCGCGAACCAGCAGATGCCGCGGCTCTTGTGGCAGGTCGGCTGTTTCCATGAGGTGTACGACAACGGCTGCGGGCTTCTCAAGGCCAACTTCACCTCCTCAGGCCACGTTACGAGCGTGGGTGATTCGGCGCACTTCACCACCAACCTTACGCAAGTCTCGAACTATTTCCGTTATGGCGTGCTGGCATTCACGAGCGGAGCGAACGCGGGAGTGTCGGGGCCAGTTAATACTTACACGCTCTCGGGTACCGGCGCGTTCGCCATGCGGTTTCCGTTTCCGGCATTGCCTGCCAATGGAGACACCTTCACGGTCTACCCGGGGTGCGACAAACAGCAGTCGACATGCTCGAATAACAACACCGCAGTCGGGCCGAATTTCAATAATCTGGCGCACTTCGCCGGCATGCCCTATATCCCCGTCCCCGAGACCACGCTCGACGGCGGCACCGATAACCCGCCAATGCAGACTCAGGGCGGCACAGCCGGGACGGTCATTGGTAGCCAGCCTTCCAGCCGCTACAATTACGGTACGTACAAAACGTGAGCGCAACCAACGATGACATCCTGCGCGAGGCAATCGTGCGGGAGGCCAAGTCATGGCTGGGGACGCCATTCCACGATTGTTCAGGCGTGAAAGGCGCCG